GTTGCTGGCGTAGCATGGTGGCTGCTTGTTGCATGGTATCGTAATGCTTTTGTTCCATGCTAGTATTTTCTAATTCATCAGCTAGTTCATTTGCGTTCATTTCTCTTGTGCCTTTCTTAGTATTGCTAACACTTCACTACAACATACTTTAACTGCGTTGTATGCCTCTGGCATATTCTCATCAGCACACCAGTATGCTGTGTTCATAATCGCTACACGAATCTTCTCTATTTCCTTATCTGTTAGTTCTTTTACTGCCATGCTTTCTACAGCACGATGCACTGCAGATTCAGTCATCTGAGCCATACCATCAATGAATCCTTTTTCATAAGCCGCATTGTTTTCAAATGGGCAATACTTTACTGGATAGGTATAGAGTGCAAACCATTTAAACCCTTGACTATCTACCTCTGGTTTTTTGTGAAAAGCAATCACACCATCTTGCCTAGCCCACGCTACTGGTTCATTTGCGTTCATTTCTCTTGTGCCTTTCTTAGTATTGCTCTAGCAAACCGCATAATAAAATTATCGTAACCAACATTTTTTAAATGGCATTGTGCTTGTATGTGCCGTATTTCCTCATCTGTTAGTTCTTTTTTATAAGCCACATATTCCCCAGCCATGTGACTAGCAGTTCTATCAAACGATTCGTCTTGTTCTTTTACTGGATGGGTATAGAGTGGTATTTCTATGGCATCTGGGTTTTCTGTTTTATCTTTTCTGGTTGTAAAATAAAAAACCAATGGATTGCTTTTATCTTCGTAGCGATACGCTACTGGTTCATTTGCGTTCATATATTTTTCTCACGTTATCGCACGACTTACATATACTGCATTTGGTAAAGCCCAAAGCTTCGTTCATAGCAATCAAATCGAGTAAGGGTTTACCCGCAAATATTTCATCATAGGTTTGGGTTAGTAAGTTTCCTATAACGTGTTTTAAGTTGTAGTCCATACAGCACAGCACCACATCGCCATTGGGTAGTAAGACGTTGCGGTCATAGAACGGTGTAGAGGCACAGGTTAAAGCAAATTCATGGCGTGGGGTAACGCTTAGTGTTTGTTCGCCTACCTGTTCCACGTTAAGACTATCTGCCCGTGTATGCCCTTGCCAGCCAGCCAAGTCACCAATCATATCTTGAAGGTCAGCATGAACTTTACCTGAGCCATCCATAGTCATAGCACCAAATCCACAAGGCAACTCAAGCTCTGTCATTATCTTTAAAGACTTTACCCATTCCTCTGAATATTTCCAGCCTTTCATGTTGCCGTTGGAGTCTGGCAAATGAAACATAATTACCTCTACTTGCTTAGGGTGGTTTTCTAATAACTTCTTAACCTTACGGGCATCTTCGTTCGTCATACCGTAGAGGGTCGTGTATATAGCTATGTTAAAACCCATATACAAAACCATTTCTAACATCATCGTACAAGCGGGGTTAGCCCAAGGTTCTGACATACCTGAAAAATCTATGCGAGTATTTTTTGGCAACTTAGCTAGCACCATCATTAAATCCATTGGTTGCATATACTTAGTCTTGTCGCCGTAGTTATCCCGCAGATTTTCCTGTGGACAAAAGCTACACATAAGCGGACACCCGACCATTGTAGTCAACTCCATTACGGGCGAGTGTGGGTGCTGTATGCCGTACTTAGATTTCATTAACAACGCCCGTCTATATCTAAGTCTTTTACTAGTTCTCTTATTCTTTTGGGCTGGCGCTTTGCAAGTGACTCTGACATACCCAATGCTTTACTTAGCACAGATACAAACCCTTCGCCTATCAGCCAATCCTTAGCTTCCCTATCCAAATCAAGTTCACAAATAGCTGAACCGTCTTTTCTTTCTTTAAGTATTTTTGTTTTTATTTCCATACTATATTCCTTATGAAATCAATTGCGTTATCTAAGTTTGGCTCTTTAAGTAATAATGGTTGCTCGTATATGTACTTATAGTCTTCAATTATGCGGTCATAGGTTTTAATATGGTCAACAAAAGCATCCATATTCATATACGCTTGGTAGTTTAAAAAAGCCTTTCTATTAAACTCTTCTTCTACTAATAAGTTACCGCTATAAATAGGCACAGTACCGCCAGCATATGCATCAATTAACTTTTCTGTTACATATCCGCCATAAATTGAATTCTCGGGGCATAGACTAAACTTATACTCAGGTAACACATCAAGCTTAGATTTACGTAGCGCATTATTAAACATGTTGCCGTAGCCATCTACTTGCTTATACTTTGATATAGAGTTGTACAAGTTAACCCGTAGGCCTTCGGGGTTACCAGCAATCATGGCACAAAAATTATCTTTAATCTTGATATCTAGTTTGCGTGGTTGGGTTAATTGTTTTATAGAAATAAGTTGTTCATATCCGTGGTTATTCGGGTTAGCTTTTCTAGGCTTTTGCTCAAACCCATCCCATGCAAGGCGTGACCACCATAAAGGCAAACGAAAATTATGGCCACCATAAGTATCGTAATCAAAAGATAAAGAATATTTATATCCAACGTAGCTTGGGCGCACGTTCTCACCTATATAACAAACCGTTTTTTCTGCAAACTCTGTTGGTATATATCCAAATAAAGAAGTAACAATAAGGTCTGCTTCTTTGGCGCTATCTGTACGCTCAAAGCCATTGAGTGCTTTATTAAAAAAGAACTCAAAAAAATCCCCATCAAACCCACCATCCCAAAAATTAGTTATGAGTAACTTCATTTAATTTCTCGCTGTAAATACCAAATAGCCTTAGCTATGTCTTCTTCTTTCTTGCCTTTGTATAGCGCCCGAGATATGTATTTAATAGCATTACCTAAGTTATAGTTAAGGCCTTTAGCTTCAATAAAATCAATTACTTCAATACCACCTACGGTGTAATGCGCTGGGCTATTTACCGCATCATCATGCCTCGGGGGAGATGTATCCATATACTGATACCTTGCACCAGAAGCCCCTTGAATAATTTCAGTATCCTTCATCGTTTTTTATATCCTCAATAAATCGTTGTAATTCTGCGCTAGGCATATCGTTATAAAAATAAACCGCTCCACAGTCGAGTACTTTATATTGTGGCGTATACCCGCCTGACATGCGCAGTAACATTAGTCCTTGACTAAGAAGGTCTTCCAANGAGTTTCTCAATGGTAGTGAAGACAATAGAGCATTGGTCGCATCTTCTTCTTCGTTCAACATAATTTTTTTTATCTCTTGGGTCATAAAAATTTCGGGAGTCTATAACTTTTGTTCTATATTCTTTACAAAAATCACATACCATTTATCTCGCCTCTAAAAATAATCCTACATTACCTAATGCATATCCTAAGAATGCAATCCCTAGCCCTGTTTGACCTTTATACAAAAAATCAAGAGCCACCACAACATATACAACTCCTATTACTATAATTAACCAGCTACTCATATGTTGCCGCATTTGCTTCTACATACCAATCATTCAATATGCTTTTTAAATCATCTACATCCCTACCAATATCCACAAACATTCCAAAACTATTTATTTGTTGAATACCCGTTACTTCTACTCCATTATCCGTATTACCAGTAATAACTAGGACCGTAGTTTTAGGTTGTTTAGCTAGATTAGTAAGTACAATTTCTTGACCTACACTCATACTTTCTGTTGGGCGTTTCCATTCACCAAATAAAAAGTGTGCTTTACGCTCAAAAACCATATCAATATTAGAAGGCATGGCTTTAGGATTAGCGGGAATTAAACCACGTAAAAAACCAAAGTCTACATGAGTAGCGTATGCATTACGCATTGCTGGTTCAAACATCTTTTGTTCTCCTTTTCTTAACTGCTACTATTCCTGTTTCTTCTTTGGGTTTGCGTGTTTCTAACATGGCATCAGCAAACGCATAGCATCTTTCTGCACTAGCTAACATCACCTCAGAAGTACCATCTAAGCCTATCCTCAATGACGCAAACATAGCAAAACAATCCCTTAAATCATTCTCGTTCATCCTATTTCTCGCTCTTTAATCATGGCATCAGCTAACTCGTAGGCACGGCGAGCGGCAATTTCATCCCACGTTTTCTCCGTCAAATCAAACTTCCAATCAGCCGCAATAATGCCAGCCAGAATTGATTTAGCAAATTCGTCTCTCATGCTCATCGCCCGTACCCTACTCTATTTCCGCTGTTGTCAAAATAATTAATTACTCCTGATGGCGCTTGTGTTTGATATCCCGATTGGTAGCCTTGGTTATCGTATATTGCGTTAGGGGGATTCCAATTGTTAGGGCTATTGTTCCAATTAGTAGGGTTGTTATTCCAATTGTTAGGGCTGTTGTTAAAATTAGTAGCGTTATTATTCCAGTTATTAGGACTATTCTCCCAGTTTGAAGTTTGTGCCCGTACATGCGGCGGAAAGAAAAAGAATACAACTGTAACAAATATAAACGCAAGTAATATAAACCATAGGTCTTCTTTAAAGTTCATTTCTTTTTTTCCTTTTTTGGTTCTTCAGCGTGCATCAGGTCTTCAGATATAGCTTCTAATGTATTGCTTAATTTTTCTAACATATCTCTAGCCGCCCATAATGCGCCGCTTTCGGGTTCTGTAACTATTCTTTCTGCTACTATTTCTATAATGTTTGCAATGTTTGATATCTCGTGACTAACAGTATCAACTGCGCAAGCGTTTAACCAATGAGCGCTCATTTAACAATCTCCATAACTTTGACCATATCCACTCTCGCAATTAAGCGGGAGACCCAACGCCCAATCAGGGCGAATTCTCATACACATCTCAATAAACTCTTGCGCAGTATTAACCTCTGCTTCAGGTACTAAGCAAGCTATAGCATCATGCACCGTCATTACTACTTTGTATTTCTTATTAATCTTGAGCATCTGTTCGCCAATTATGATTCGTGCAAGTGCTTGGCATAAATTCTCAACTACTTTCCCGCCGTAAATTCTGTTGGGAATTACTGCTTTTCCTCTTCTTGTGTCGTATACATATTCGCTTTTACCATCAGTCTCTTGCTTGCGCAAATTAGGGTATTTAATATGCAAACCGTTAGGTAATTTAATACCTTTAGTTCCTTCTACAAACAACACACCTTCTCTGCCTACGTCACAAGTAGCATCCGATACTATGGCATCAAGTCCCAATCCAGCCTGTTTCCAAAGTTCAGGTATCCTCGGATAAGTTTGGCGATAGACCGAGATAATACGAGAGGCTTCATCTTCTTCAATCTCCACATTGAATGTCTTGAGTTGTGCCCTGAATTTCTTGCTCCCCATGCCATAGCCACATCCAAGTATTGTCGTTTTACCAACGAACCGCTCGCTCTCTGATATTTCCTTTTCGCTCTTACCATATATAACCGAAGCCATGATTTTGTATACATCTTGTCCTTTTTCAAATGCCTCTACTAAATCGTCTTGTCCAGCCAGCCATGCAACAGTTCTTGCTTCAATCTGCGCTGAGTCGGCATCTATTAATCTATATCCTTTAGGCGCAACAATGGCGTGCTTCAACATAGATTTACGCCCCAAATTCTGCATATTAATCTTATCGTCGCCACCCCATCTACCTGTATGTGCCGCATAGTAGCGTAACGGTATAGGCAATAAACCCCTACTAGCAATACCAATAAAGCGTTCTGTCCTTGTTTCTTCTAGCGTAGATTTAACGCCCAAACGAGCGGCAACTAGCGCTTGTACCGCAGGCTTTTCGTGTTCAAGTAAAGCTTTAAATTCCTCGTCGTTTTTAGCAAACGCATAGACTTCTTTACCCGTTGTCGGGCTAATTTTTGTCGGGGATATTACACCCAATATATCTAGCATTTCAGCAAAAGTTGAACCGCTCATTAATGCATCACGGTTTTCTAGCCCAAGATTTTTTAATAGTTCTTCTTTGTTAGCCTTTAAAGAACATAAATGGTTTTTTAATAAACCAACATCTAAATACAAAGTTGGTTCGCTATACATGCGTATGGTTAAATCAATTAAGCGTAGCTCGTGTTGAGGAAAAGGGTTTAAACATTTAAACAGCTTATATGTTAGTTCAGTATCATTCTTACAATACTCCCCGTACGTAGCAAGTTCTTCTTCTGTGAAGTCTAGTCGGTTCTTGCCTAACGCCCTGACTACCTCATCCCCCTTTTGTCCCAACCCATAATACTCTGTAAGCTTTGCCAAACTTCCGCCCACTTCCGTGCTATGGATTGCTCTGGCCATACTAAGCGTATCAAGCCAACCACAAGGGCTAATACCAAAATGCCAAGTAAGAATAGCGGCATCAAACATAGTATTATGAGCCAGTACCAAATGCTCAGGGAAGTCGAACCCCTCAAGAAATCGTTTTGTTTGCGCTTTTGTGCCTGAAAACCAGACTGCTTCATTATCATTCTCCTTAACTGATACCCCAATAACTTCAAACTCAGTACCCCGTACATACTCTTCTGTTGTTAGCTTTGACAAAGAATATGTTTGAGAGTAGTAAGTCTCAAAATCAAGGGTGTAAATAT